TGTAATTATCACCACTCTGCTACACTCATCAGGTGAATGGATGTCAGGGGAATTACTGGTCAAGCCTGTAAAGGCAGATCCTCAGTCTGTAGGGTCTGCTATTACCTATGGCAGGCGTTATGCCTTGTCTGCCATAGTAGGCATTGCGCCGGAAGATGATCTGTTTCGAGTCCGGTACCCGCAGCTCGGCTATATCGTCCAGCTTCGGGGTGGCAATGAATTCCGGCAGGGAAAAGCCCTGTTCAAAGGTTTCGTTGGAGAAATTTTCCAGGAAGGCGTGAATCCCCTTCTGGTGACCGTTGACGGGGACGTTCAGGCAGAAGTCCTCCAGCTCCTTGACGATGGCCGCATTATCGCCGATGACCTTGATGGTGCCGTTAAGAGAGATCAGCCGGCGGATTGCGGAATCGATAACCGGAATCCCCTCCCGGAGGGCTTCATAAAAATCGCCGGAGACTTTGCGCAGGTAATAATCCTGGAAATAGGAAGTGAGTATCCCCTGGGGACTGCTGGGAAGGTATTGGGGACGGGTGGCGATGTCCGCCGGGGCTTTGGAGGACCGGCGTATCTCTAAACCGAAGATTTTCATTTTCTATCCTTTTTGCGCCGTTGGGCGATGATGGCGCGTCTCTCCTGGCGATTTGACGCGGGGCGCGGAGCGATCATGATGAGATTGTTGAACCCGCCGTACGTGAATAGAACCATTTATCCCTCCCTACCAGTTAAGTCGGAAATCTACCTTCCGGAACATCCAGATAAGATAGACAGCCAGAGCAGCCAACCCGAGAATAACGAGTCCAACAACTCCTCCGAGAGTCCAAAACACCCACATCGGAATATGCACCGTCATAAATCCTCCTATCCGCAGTCGAACAGATCCTCAATTTCGATGCCGAGCACTCCGGCCAGCTGCTGGGCGCGGTCGGCATCTATGAGGTGATCGTTTTCCTTGTTGTAGATCCGCTGCCGCTCGCCGATCCTGCAGGTGTGGTTGGTGTACGCCAGAATGATTTCCTGATCCGGCGGATACTCCAGGTTCTGCCGCTGCATTTTCTTGACGAGCAGATCGGTGGCCAGCTCCTTCAGGGTGATCTTTGCCGGCTTGCCGGTTTTTGCGTCGATGACCGGTTCCCCGTCCTCATCGATATTGTCGGTAGTGGACTGGAACATGAAGCCCTTGAGCCGGTCATCATAGGCCTTGTGCTCGTACTGGGGCAGCCCCTGCAGGTCATGGGCGACAGCCGAACCGGCGTTGCCGAAGTCGGTCCCCCATAGGAGGGTCGCATCCTTGCCGCCGCCATACATATCGTCAATGGCATCCAGAGCCTGGCACTGCTGGTCATAGGTGACCTGTTTCAGCTGCAGCCGAGCTACCAGCCGCTCTTTTTTGCCGATGATGTTTTTAACCAGGATTTCAGTCGGGTCCTGGCTGAACCCCAAGTCGCCTCCCGCGCGTTTCGCTCCCGGGACTGTGACGAAAAACGAACGAATGAGCGCCCTGAACTGGCTTTCCCCCTTGCTGTCGATGGTGAAGAGGTTGGTAGCGCTGAAACTCTCCTCGAGGAGAATCCTGTGTTTCGGAACAGGCCCTTCAGCGCCCAACTGGAAGTCACAGCTGTAACCTTCGACGGTGACTTCATCCCGGGCGGAGTCGACCATTACTTTCAGGCCCCGATACTCCGGAATATCCTTGATGCACAGGCGGAACTGATGCCACGGGAACACGGTATTCTCCGGGTCACCATGTTCGCCTTTGACGTTGTGCCGGTACCCGGGGGAATCCTCGCCGCCAAACTGGTCGATGTAGAACCGTTTCCGCTCCGGAGACCAGAACGGGAACGGCATCATGTCTTTTGCCCACCGGTACAGGGTGAAGGAAAGGTTCTTTACGTGGCCGGCATCTTTCGCCAGGGCGAGGCCTTCACCTTGCTTGCCTGCCGCGCGCATGGTCAGCTTGTAATACTCGGATTCCCGATCGCCATCAGGAACGGAATAGACACGGCACACGGCGCCGGGTTTCAGCGCCCGCCAGAATTCGGACCATTGTTTTTTATTCTTCGCCTTGGCGGCCTCGTCAAACATGCCGAACGTGGATACGTGGATCCCGCGGAACGCTTCGCCATCGAACCCGGCCGGCCGGAAGTCGATCTTGAAATCATTGACCCCGTAAAAGGCGTGGTGAGGCTGTTTTTTCCATCCTCCCTTGATACGGGAATGGTTGCGAAGGGGTTTCAGGTCCTCATTCCAGTTGAACTGGTTATCCATGCCCTCGATAATCTCATCCAGGTGCGTCTGCTGAGGGGCGGCAACCAGGCCTGAACCGTTGCGGATGTTGCAGAAGTAGTACATGGCCAGGGCGACTATTTCACGCGTCTTGCCGACCTCCGCGCCGTCCTGGTGCACAACGCTGCCGTCATTGATGATCGAGGGTATCTGATAGTCAAAGAACGAATAGGGCGCCTGGTGATCGGCGTCTTCAGGCTCCCGGAGGAAAGCCTGGCACCAGAGCAACCGGTTGCTGCAGATGATTGCCAGCTGGAATTCCTCCAGGGAAGAGAAGGGGGGAGGAAATTCTTTCCGTGCAATCTGGTGCCATGTCCAATCGAGGTCCCGGAGGACGCTTTCAAAGACGTCCTCCGGGACCAGGATTCCTTTCTTCAGGTCATGGACTGACTCAAGGGGGTTCATTCGGCCTTGGTGAAATCCACGTAGTATTCCTGTCCAGCGACAAATTTATCTACCAAGGCAGGGTTGGTGATGGACATTTTAACCTCGGCTGAAGGTGTCCATTTGGCAAAGGTGTTATTTTCATCGGTGCCGTCGGCTGGGTAGCCATCATTTTTACACACGGCCGTCATGGTCAATTCCAAACACGTGTCAGAGTGTTTGATAGCACCCGTCACCTTCATTTTTGCTCTCATCATTGCTCACTTCTCCTTTGTTTGTGATTTGGCCTTCGCCAACTGGGACGAAGCGCCGGCAAAGAATTCAGCCAGCCCCTTGGCGGCTTCTTTCTCGGTAGTGCCGCGGTCAACTTCGCGCGGGGTCAGCATGAAATCGGGCAGGGTGAGGCCTGCAGATTTGAGCAGGTTACCCAGGGGGAGGAGGGCCGGATTCGGTTTCAGCTCATAGCCGATGACTTTGCCGTCCTTGTCCAGCTTTTCCGATTTCATGAAGACACCATTTTCAAGGATGGCGTACTGCAGCTCCTGGATGACCGAGACGGTTCCGCCCAGGGTGGCTGCAGCCATTTGCTTCACTCCGTCCAGGTGGCCAGTTGTGGCCGCATCCTCGAGGGCGCGAAGGTTATCGAGAAAGAGCTCTTTATCGAGGCAGTCTTGACCTGGAGCAACATCTCCATCGTCAACCAGAGAGCAGGGGTATTTGGGGCAGGTTGATTTGCAGGGTTTTCCGAAGAGAAGAGACCGGCGCCGGGCGTTCAGGCCATGTTTCCAGGCATTGCGCGAAGTAGCGGCCTTGCCTTCTGCCGTGACAGGCCCGGTGGAAAGCTGGGCATTGCGGATTCTGGCGGCAAGGGCAGCGGGTGAAAGGGTATAGGGACGCTTCTTGACGGTAAGGCGTTCGAGAAGGGGATCCCCTTCCGGCTCTTCGCCGGCCTCAAGGCGGTCAATTTCTTCTTGAAGTTCCTGAATGCGTTGTTCGCGATGTTTTTCTTCCACGGAAAAGCCCTCCTGGGGTGAAAATGCTTTTTCACGCCATAGAGGGCTTCGTAGCAGATTATCAAGCCGTAGTTGGCCCAAGTATGGAAGTTTTTAAGGGGGGTGGGGAGGCATATTCCTGAATTATATTCCATCACCATCGACGCACATGGGCAACAAATGCCGCTGATTGCGTCGGAGTTGGGAACTGTGTTCGCAATGGTTACAGACCCGGCCAGGATCAGCCTGAACTGTTTCCACAATCCTCAATGACGGCTTACATAGCGGCCGTCCATCGTTTTTAATGATATGCCACATCGGCGCGTATATTTGTTTCGTCTTGCCGTAGGTCACAGTCTGAAAAACCCGAGCTGCCCCAGGCATGGATAGAAGGGCAGCCGTTGCGGATTGCGGAGCAAAAAGCCATGGCGCCCGAAGAACCACGGCGAATCCGACTTACTTACACAATCCACAATCTCCACGCTGCCGATAATGCCGCCGCGCTCTAACTGCTTTATCCCAGGCAACACTGTCCCAGCAGGAAACGGATGTGTTCTACTGACTGCATGACAGGTCCGCAAGCACCACTCGTACTCATCACGAGTCATACCCTTGGATGCGTGAATTAACACACGACCTCGAACCTTGAGACCTGGATTATTGTCTTTCCAACCCCGGTTCTCTATGTCCTTGAATCCGGCGATTATCAGCCATGCCCATGGCTGCCGAACAGAGATGACCAAATTTGAACGCATCACCCCTCCTGTACGATCCTTCTCGCCTGTGAAATGGATATCCTGAACAGAATCGCCAGCTCCTGCAGGTTGGCGCCATTGAACTTGCTCCGGATCTTGCGATCGCGTTCTTCCCGGTAGACGTCCCTGGGATCCGGAATGTAAATTCGACTGTTACCGTGCCGCATGACGATGATTTGCATCACACCAGTGGCTATGCCTGCCCCGTATTCTTCCCTGATTTCCTTAAAGGTCTCAAAAAAATCAGCATGGTACCGGTTTTTCTTCATCTAACCCTCCTCTATTTCATTGAAACGCCGGTCAGGGATGGCGATCTTACGGAGCCGCCGGTCACTGATAGCCGTGTATCCCATGGTGGTTTTCGGGTCCTCGTGCCCGGCCAGCAGCATGATTTCAAAAATATCGTAGTTACGAACCCCGCAGCCGCAGCGCGGACACTTGTCATGGCCGCTGTCATACAGATCGGTGATGAATGTCGATCGCATCTTGTGAGCAAAGACCTCGGCGTCACCGATGCCGACCATCCGGGAATACTTTTTCAGGACGTTTTGTGCGCTCCGATCAGTCAGCCGGTCGCTTTTCCCTTGGTGACCGCCTTTTTTCAGGCGAATGAAGATGGCATCGCAGTCGCTTTCGATCTCGCGGCGAAGGAGGAGCCAGTCACGAAGCGCCCGGGACGGATTCCGCTGCATGGTGATGGTCCGGTCCTTGCCGCCTTTGCCGTTGATGATCTGTAGACGGATGTAGCCACCGGTGTCCTGGACGTGGCTGATATCCAGGTTGATCAGCTCAGATACTCGAGGGCCGGCGGCATACATTGTTTTCAGCATGGCTGCATCGCGGATCCCCATGGCGTTATCCTTGGCAGGAGCGGCAAACAGCAGCCGGAGTTCCTCTGTCGAAAACTTCTGAGGCAGCGCTGGCTGGATGCGAGGGGAGGGGATACCTTTGGTAGGATCATCCGCCCGGTATCCGGCATATTTCAACCAGGCGAAGAAGGAGCGGGCCGCCGAAAGCTTTGATGCCCTGGAGCGATTGGAAATATTGCCCATATCGTAAAACAGGGCCTTCTGCCACTCGGTGATTATGTTGCGGCTGATGGCTGCCGGCGAAAGAGTAGGCAAACCATCAACGCCGGTCCAGGCGAAGAAGGAGCGGACGATCTTTGCATACTGCTCCACACCACGGGCTTGCCGGCCACGCTGTATGAAGAGATGTTCCATCCATTCGGCGATGAGGGAGTCAAGAGACGGCATGAAATCCCCCCGCGCCCCCCGCTTTTTGAAGGAACCATAGACAGGAACCACACAAGGAACAACAACCGACTTGCACCACGGTCTTTAAAAAGGGTTTTAAGCTATGGCATCGATTATAGACGGCCATAGGGGGGGGGCCAGGGACTTCGACCCCGATCTTTTGAGGGGGGGTGCCCTGGTCCCCGCCCCTCCTCTTCGATTGAACCGCACCTTTCATTGACCGTCCCCCTTCTGAACCCGCACCATTGATACCCTCCCCACAGCCTGAACCGCACAATTTGTAAGAAGGTGCGGCAAACGGTTTAGCTTTATTGGGTTTGAAATAAGCCATTTTTTATCCGCCCATCGACCACAGCCAGCACAGGGAGAATCGGAGCTATTGACCAGCCCACGTATAGGAACTTCTTAAAGATCTTCAAAACAATTCAGGAAAGCCTTTTTATCAGAATCAACTGAGGCCTGCGGCCGGCTGATCCCGATGAAATTGAATAAACAGTTCTTGCTTTCTGCACGTTCGTTGAGATATTTTCAGTTTCTACCTTTCTACCCACCGCCGCAAACCCGCTACAGTTGCGGCTCTATGTTGGGTAGAAAGTACCTTATACCCCTTCTTCTTTCTACCCACTTTCTACCCACTTTCTACCCACTTTCTACCCACTTTCTACCCACCTAACTAACTAAAATAATTATTAAATATGTAATTAGGTAGAAAGGTAGAAGCTATTCTGAAAAATGCACCGGAACCCTGGCAAAAAGGCTAAAAAAAGAGGGAAACAGGAGAAATCCCCTGCTTCCTGCTGGTACCTTCACCCTTTCTGAGGGTACCTTCTACCTCACCAGCACATTCTGGAACTTGAAGAAGTTATTGCCCTTGGCCTTCTTGAAGTATGGCGTCATGCCTGGCTTGTCTATGCGTTTCCAGCCGCCTTTCTCCAGGATCTTTAGATCGTTCTCCAGCCGTGCACCGAACACGGCCGCATCGGGATAGGGGTTCTTCAGCCCGTTCTCCTTGCAGTACCGATCCAGGGCCGAGACGATATCGCTCGACTTGGCCACGAATTCAAGCGTCGACACTTCAAACTTCTCCCCGCCATTCTCCATGGGCTCAGGCACCGTCTTATACAGAGTCAGGCCGTACACGGGATGCTCCATCTTGAACACCTTGCCTTCGTATGGCGTCTCGAGACTGAACTCGTGGTTCTCTATCGTCGGCTCCAGCTTCTTGAAGTAGATGAGATACTCCCGGGTAAAGCCATCGAACAGCTTCAGGATGTTGTTGCTGGTGATCTCCGTATCCTTGGCCTTCGTGTTCTGCTCGGTGATCCAGGCGTCCCGGATCTCCTTTTCCTCGGAAGAGTACTCCACTCTCGTTGCCTCGTGAGGATTCTCCTTGGCCATGTAGAGCAGGTCCTCTTTCGAATAGAAAGGAATGTACTTTAGTAATTTATTAAGTATGAGACAGAGGAGGGATAGATACTCGTCGGTACGGTCTTTCGAATGGCCCTTGTGATCGATCTGCAGCACGGTCATGTACTCCGCGCTGCGCTCGATATCAGGCAGAATGTCCTGCTGAATGAACTTGATGAAGGAGGAAAGCACCACGTCCCGTTTCCGCTTCAGATCGCGGAACACTTGGGACTTGTGAAACTTGGGATTCGGCCATTTCCGTCGATCGAACCAGATATCATATACCCTGCTGATCAACTCCGGCAGGGTGAACGGTTCGATGGCAGTAATGAATATCAGCGCCCTGGGGCGTTCCTTGATCGTGGCGCTGTCGCTCCCCATCGCCCGTTTTGCCTTGCCGCCTCTGGTGGCCGCCAGCAACAGGAACTTCTGCATCGTCCTGGTCAGGTCCTTCGACTCCATATTGTCGATGACCAGGAGCGGGTTCTGTGCCGCCATCGAATACGCCGCGGCGCCGGAGGGGTCCTCGAGGGATTCCTTGCCATAAAGGAAAGCCGAAATCAGCTCCGCCGCGGTAGACTTCCCGCCTCCGGCGGAACCGGAAAATTTAAAATGGCCCTGGCAGGAGACCAGATCCAGCAGGAATGTGGATATTGCGCCGGCCGCGATGAAGTACCTCTGCTTCTTCTCGCACGCCAGGTTATCCATAACCAGGTGCTTGAAGATCTCCATTCCATCCTGGATATCGGTATCGGGCAAGAAATTGAACGGTAGAATCTCCGATGATGACGACAGCAGCACATGATCATCGTTCATGCCGTTCGTGATCTCCTTGATCCCTTCTTCGGAGATCCGGAGGATGGTATTGTTCGGCCCGTTCAGATTCGTCCAGATGATGCCCCGAACGTCATCGGTATGCACCCACTGAGCGCGATCGATGCGCCGGCCGTGGTTGTAGGAAATGCATTTCAATGCATCCCAGACGCTGTTCCCGGGAGCACGCGAATAAAGCAGCTTCGTCATTTTATGCATTAATGCATTAAAGGGCGTATTGTTCGCCACCTCGTACGTCTTGTTCTTGTAGATCAGGTAAACGATGTTGTTCGCGTCGAAGTAGAATCGGCCATGCTCGGCGAAATATTTATATATGATCGCCGCCAGCACATTCGGGTCCGCATCCTTGATGGAATGCTCCTCCCAATACCTGGCCACCAACGTGTAGAGTTCCTGGGAAAAGTCCAGCGCCTGCTCGATCGCCTTCTTGCTAAAGCCAACCTTTTCCAGTTTCTCAATATAAATCTGTTGCTCGATCTCCGTCCGCTGAGAGATCAGCTTGAAGACTTCCTTATCCTTCAACTCCTTCAGTTTCACCTCGAGGGAAGGGAGCGCTTCCAGCTGCATAATCTCCCAGGTGATGTAATCAACCGACTCCAGCTGCAGCCGTTTAATTTCACCCCGCCTTTCTACCTCGGGAAGCGCCTGAATAAAGCTGTCCGGATCGTCCCCCGGTTGACCGTACACAAAAATGCGAATACTGATGTCCGTCAGACCTGAGCAGATCTTCCTGATGTACTTATTTCCCCCCTCGTCATTGTCCACCCAGAGATACAGATGCTTTCCCCTGCAGCGATTGCCGAGGAACTTCATCTGCTCTTCCGAGATCTGGCCGATCATCGCGCTGACATAATCGATTCCGGCGTCCCGGGTGGAATGATCGTCATTCTCTCCTTCAACCAGGATGATCTCGTTATATTTGTCAAAGACATCCTGGTTATAGAAAAACCAGCCCTTGGCGCGCTTCTCCGCCGGCAGTTGATACTTAAGACGCTTCTCCTTATCCGGATTCGGAGAAGC